GGCTCTGTGCCTGCTCGACCATGAACTTTTGCGCCATCGGGCGGATGAAGACCTGGTCGTCGACCTTGCGGATTAGATCCTCGACGAACTCTTGCGGTGCGACGAGGTAGCCGCCGCTCGGGTCGGACGTGGCCTCGAGCGCGCGGGCCTCCCATCCGGTCGCCGTTTCGGGCAAGTGCCGGGCGGAAATGCCGCCGGTCAGCAGGTAGCTTCGGAACGCGGCGCCGTACTTCGGCTTGAGCCGCTCGGCGCGCGCGGCGCGGCGCTTCGCGAGCTCGTCGTCGCCGGACGGCTGGTTGCGCACCTGCTCGCCGGCGGCCTCGCGGCGCGCCTCGTCCTGGCGCTCGAGGCGCTGGATCTGCACCAGCAGCGACGCGCGCTCGTCGTGGATCCTGTCGAATGTGACGCCTTCCTCGGCCGTCATGTCGCGCTTCTCGGCCGAGGCCTTGTCGACGATTGCCTGCGCCTCGGCGAAAAGCCGGCCGCGCTTATCCCTTAGATCCTTGAGGTCCATTGGTCGCTCCTTTGAAAAGGCTCGGGCCGATCGTCTTTTCGCCGACGCCGCGGCCCGAGCGGGCGCGGGCAGCGCGTCGTTGGCCGGGCCTAGCTGGCGTCGGCGAGCTGCTGGCGGCGGCGGGCGAGCTGCAGGCGCCAGGCAGGCAAGGTGGTGCGGTGCTGGGTTTGCGCGGGCAGCGCCACAGCAAGGCGCCGCATGGCCACGTCGGTCGAGGCATAGGCCGGGAAGGTGACCGGCGACACGTCCCGCAGCCGCACGCGCTTCAGCGTGCGCAGCGGGACGCCGGCCTGCATCTGCCAGTCGTCGTCCAGGGTCTTGAAGCCGAAGCTCTGCTGAGAAATGTCGCCACGCTCGATCGAGGTGGCGAGGTCGCGGGCGTACTGCGTGTCCGGCAGGTCGCAGGCCATGCTGAGGCCCTTTCCGTCCTCGGCCAGGCGCAGCGTGCCGGCCTTGTTCCGGCCGAGCACGAAATTGGGGTCGTGGTTGAACAGCGCCCGGATGTCGTCCTGGCCGATCGATTCCCCGAATGCGCCGGGCGCGATCTGCTCGCGGAAAGGCCCGAGGTCGGCGACGGTATTGAACAGGGCCGAATAGCCGGCGATGCCGGGCTTGCCGTCGTCGCGCTTTAGCACGCGCAGCTCGGAACCGATGAGGATCCTGCGCTCGACGCCGAGCTCGGCTGCGGCGTTGCCCTCTTTCTTGTCCATGGCGTCCATGAGCCGGCCGGCCGCGTCGAAGATGTCCTTTTCGTCGCCCTGGCTGGCGCGCTGCCTTATGGCGGCGAGCGCGCGGCGATAGACCTTGCCGTCCTTGCCAAACGGGAATTTCCAGTGAGCCTTGGTCTTGTCGTTCTCGCCGGTATCCTCGCCGAGGTGCCAGCTGGCGTATTCGGTCCAGTCGTCGCCCGAACTGCCCAGCATCTTGTTGCCGTCCTCGGCCGAGAAATCCCAGCTCGAATCCTTGTCGTACTTGCCCGCGCCGATGAGGCTCGATGCATGCCGCTCGCCGGCGGCGTTGAGCTTGACCGTCATGCTGTCCTCGCCCTTTCCAAGTGTGCGGCCTCGACCGAGAGCGCCTCGAGCGCCGCGAGCTGCTCGGGCGTCGCCGTGCCGTTGAGCCGGTTGCGCACGGCGTCGATGGCGTCGACCGTGATCCCGCGGCCGCCCGTCGGCGCCGGCGCCTTGAGCTGGATCTGCAGGGCGTCCTGGGTCGTCGTCATGTTGAGCGGCTGCCAGTAGGACTCGCCGCCGGCGTATGGCGGCCAGTTCTCTCGCGCGCGGCACTCGTTGGCGTTGGCGATGCCCCACTGGCGCAGCAGGCCGTAGCCTTCCATGCGCGTCTTGAAGTCGCCGCGCAGCAGGCCCTGCACGTCGAACATGCAGAAATGGCTGTTCCGGCTGACCTGGCTCAAGAGGTCGCGGTTGCCGCAGTCCTCCCACAGCACTAGCCAGGGATTGAGCGAATAGGTGAGGAAATGAATGTTCTGCTGCTCGAGGCCCGAGCCCATGCCGCTCGAGCGGTGCATTTCGCCCAGGAGATAGGGCGGGATGCCGAAGATCATGGCGATGTCGGCCTTGGAGAAGGTCATGGCGTCGACGAACTGCGCGTCGACGTTCGACATGCCGATATTGGTCCATTTCATGCCGGCGTCGAGGATGGCGATCTTGCCGGATTCCTCGTAGCCCTTGTGGCGCCTCTCCCAGCCCTCGATCAGCGCCTTGCGCGCCTCGTCGTCGAGCGCGGCAGGAACTTCGATCGCGCCTCGCGGCTGGGCGCCGTTGCCGAACAGGCGCGCGGCATAGCCGGCCTGGGCGATCGCCGTGCCGATCGTCTCGCGGTGGAGCGAAATCGCCGAGGTGCCCTTGATACCGTCCTTCAGCGGCAGGTCGGCCAGGTGGAACATTTCCGACTGCAGGATGATGCGCGCGACGCCGCCTTCCTCGGGCGGCGTGTACTGGTAGGCGATCGTCCCGTCCGGCGCGCGGAAGGGCCGCACCCGGTCAGGATGCAGCGGCCAGAGCTCGGAAACCGACGCCGAGGCCGTCGACAGCATTTCGGCATAGGCATTCCCGCGCAGCAGCAGGTGCGCCTGCATCATCTGCCGGAACTCGAAGGGCGTCTGCCAGCGGTTCGGCTTGACCTGCAGGATCCTGTAGATCGGGTGCGAGGTGTCGATCTCCCGCGAGCTCGAGACGCCGCGCCGGTAGATGCCGAAGGGTAGAGACGCCAGCGCGTTGCTCAGAATCTTGACGCAGGAATAGACGGCCGAGACGCGCAGGGCCGAGTCCGGCGTCACGTTGGCGCCGGCGTGGGTCATGTTGCCGATGCCCCACAGCTCGGCCAGCACCGGGTCGCGCGGCGGAATTCCGCCGATCGAGATGGCGCGCTTCGCGAGCCATGTCCCGACGTTGCGCATGATGCCCATTGAGTCCCCTATACGACCGGCAGGCCCGCGGCCGCCCGGCGTTTGATGGCTTCGCTCAGCGTCTCGGTCGCCGCCGGCGCCACCATGGCGCGGCCGACGCCCATGATCCCCGCGACGATACCGTCGATCCGCAACGTCGCCCGGCTCTTGTCCGGCTTGATGCAGCCCGCGGCGTCGGTCGCGACCGAGACCGCCTTCGCCATTTCGCGCAGCACCGGATGGCCGCCGTGGCGCAACCGCTTCGACTCCACCAGGCGCTCGAAGCCCTTGCTCGGCCCGTTGAGCGAATAGTAGCCCTGGCGGAACGCCACCATGGTCATGCCCTCGCCCATCATGCGCGTCGCGAACTGCGTCGCATTCCACGGGTCGAACGCCGCCTCGCGGATGCGAAACCGGCTGGCGTCCTCGATCATGCACGCCTCGATGAACTCATAGTCGACGACGTTGCCCGGCGTCGTCAGCAGCGCGCCCTGCTCGACCCAGCGACGATATGGCAGCCGATCGCGCCGCTCCGCCTGCACCAGGCGCTCGACCGGCAGGAAGAACCGGCACAGCACGCCCCACGGCCCGAGCTCGATTTCGTCCTCGAGCGGCGGGAAGACATAGACCACGGCCGTCAAGTCCGTCGTCGTCGACAGGTCGACGCCGGCGAAACACTCGCGGCCGGCGAGCACGCGCTCCAGCTCCTTCCAGCTGAACTTTCCGGCGCCGGCGTCCCAATTCTCGATCGAGAGCCAGCGCGAAACGTGGTCGGTCCAGAGATTCAGGTGGTAGCGCTTGAACTCGTTCTCGAGCCGCGGCGATTCCAGGGCTCGCGTGCATTCCTGGCGCAGGTATTCCAGCTTCGGCGCGACGCCGAGGTTAGGGTTCGCCTTGCGCCAGGTCGCCTCGTCGCGCCAGTCGTCTCCATCGTCGGCGGCGAAAATCACGGCCAGGAACGTCGGGTCGACGAGCTCGCCCCGCAATATCTTCAGCGCCCGGTCGTGCATTTCCCAGCCGAAGCCGTGGCCGCGCCTGCCGGCCGTCGTCGTGTAGATCTCGAGCGGCTGGCGCCGCGCCGCCGTCCCCTTGTGCACCACGTCCGCGAGCTCGCCGTCGGGCCAGGCGTGGATCTCGTCGCCGATCGCGAAGCTCGGCGAGAAGCCGTGCTTGCTCTGCGCCTTCGAGGTGATCGGCTTGAACGCCGCCACCAGGCGCGAGCAGTAGATGCTGGTCTTCAGCGGCTCGAGCCAGGCGCGCAACTCCGGCGACAGGTGCACCATCGTCGTCGCCTTCTGGAACACGAGCTTGGCCTGGTCCTTGTCGACGGCCATGGCGTAGCCCTGGCCGCCATACTCCGCGTCGCCCACCAGGAGCAGCAGCGCCAGGCCCGCGGCGAATTCCGTCTTGCCGTTCTTCCTGGGCACCTCGAGGTAGACCGTCCGCACCAGGCGCGAGCCGTCCGGCCGTTTCCAGCCGAACACACGGCGCACCAGGTCGCGCTCCCAGTCCGCCAGAACGAACGGCTGCCCGGCCCACTCCCCCTCGGTGTGCCGCAGATAGCGGGTGAAGAAATCGCAGGCGGCGTCGGCCGCCTTCACGTCGAAATAGCAGCCCTCGGGCGCGCCTGGCGGCGGCTCGTTCCCCTCAGTTGAGCAGGCCGACGGGAGAGCGTCGCTGCTCGCCGGCCTCGGCTCCGTCGCCGTCGCTGGCGTCGCCGGCGGCGACGCTTGCTTTGTCGTCATGCTCAAGCGGTAGCGTCCCTTGCGTGGCGGCCAGGCCGAGCAGGATCCTCTGCCGTGCCAGCGGGTTCAGTCCGACGCGGTCCTCCTGGTCCTGAAGCAGTTTCTCGACGCGATGCAGCAGCAGCACCGTCGGGTCGATCCGCTTCAGCTTGCCGTGCAGCGACTCGGTCCAGTAGACGCGAGGCTTGCCGCGCAGCTGCAGCTGCAGGTCCCAATATTCCGCCAGCGTCTCGCAGTAGCGCTCGAGGATCGGCCGGTCGCTTCGCCGAACGAACCTGATCCGGTTGAGCTCCGGCATGATCCGCGACCAGAGCTTACGAGCCGCGTCGCTGAGGTGCGCCGGCGTGCCGTCGTCGAGCTCGGCGCCCTGAACGAGCTGGGCGAGCGCTGCCCTGCGCCTGTGCTTGCCAGGAAAGCCCTTGGCCTCCTGCACCTTGTCGCCGTCAGGCCGCCGGCCCCTCATAAACAGACATCCCCCAAAAAAAGATTGGCCGATTTTCGCGGCCGCCTTTTTCTCCCCAGGCCCCCGGTCCAGAGAGGTCGACCTTGGTATATTCAGGCCCCCCCAGGGGTCCAGCGGCCGTCGCTCTTGGCGGTCTTGGTGTCGTGGCACGTCTTGCAGAGCGCCTGCCAGTTGCGTTGCGACCAGAACAACGTGCGGTCGCCCTTGTGTGCGACGACGTGGTCGACGACCGTTGCCGCGACGCTCGAGCCCTTGGCCAGGTGCTCGACGCAGAGCGGATTGGCGAGCAGGTAGGCCTCGCGAGCCCGGCGCCACTTGTGCCCATAGCCGCGGCTCGCGGCCGTGCCACGCGCGCGCTCTCGCGCCTGGCCAATTGCTTGCTCGTGGTTCCTACAGTAGGCCGACGCCGTCGCGAGCTCGGCGCAGCCCGGCTTGCGACACGGATGCGGCGCGAGGTTAGGCATTACATGACCGGCTCGTCGTGCTGTCCAAACGACTGCGCCCGCCTGGCGGTTGCCGGCGGGCGCTTGTGTCGAATCATCGGGCAGGCTTATCGAGTCGTTTGTACTTTGTTGTCAATTTATTTTCAGCGACGCCGCGGATTGCAGGGCTTTGAGCAGCACGCGCGGCGCTGTCTCGGTTAGTTTCGACGAGCTCGCGCGATGCGATAGCGGCTGCAACACAGCGAGTCGCTATGCCCGCGCTTGACGCCGGCGTTTGCGTTCCGGCTCTGGCCTGGCGCCGATGGCGGCGGCGAGCTCGGTCGCTCGGTCGCGTGCTGCCGGCAGCGGCTCGGGCCTCAGCACCAGGTCGGGCTTGACGAGCTCGGCGACGCGAGCCTCGCTGGTGAGCCTGGCCGCGATCAATAGCAGGGTGTCGCGGTAGTCCATGCGCAGGGCCGTGACCGAGCGGTCGAGCCTATCCTCGAGCCGGCGCCAGGACACGCCGAGAGCTCGAGCCCAAACGACCTCGAGCAGCCGCTCGCGACGGCCGCCTATCGCAAGATTGCCGGGAACCAAAAACAGCAACCAATTCAAGGCCTCGTCCATGCGCGTCACGCTCGCCATATCGGGCAGCGGAGGACGGTTGCGCGTTCCCTTGGCGGCGTCGTGCCAGGTGCGCCGGACGATTTCCGGCCACGCGACGCGATGGCCGGAAGGCGCGCCATTGGCCGGGAAAGGCAGGCGGCGCAGCGTCAAGGCCGCGTCCTCCAAGCGGATTGCGACCTCGTCCGGCGTCCAGATTTTCGCCATGCGTTCAAACCTCCCTTTGTGATCCGGCCAGGTCGGGCAATCGACCGGGCAATCCTCGGCGAGCCCAGGGTTTCCTAGGGCATGTCAACCTGGTCCATCTACTTATGCCCTTCTGAGTCCGTGAATACGCGCGCACGCGCACATGGCCCAAAAGCCGATTTCGCGCTGCCGCTGGTTGCCGCAAAGCGGGAGTCCCTGCTATTTCAGCAGCTTGCAAAATCGGCCGGGTGGGTTGCCGCCGCATTGCCGGGCAATGCGACCAGGTTGCCGCGCTAGCCGTCGGGTATCTCCCAGGCAGTCTCGGTGCGCATGACCTCGTCGAGGTGCCGGCGGCAGAGCTCGAGCTCGGGGAACACGTAGCAGCGCGCCCGGCGGTTGACGTATTGCCCGGTGCGCTCGTCGTATATGTCGACCGAGGGCTTTGTGATTTTTGGCGCCCAGGGCAGCAGCTTTTTCATGGTGAGGCTGAGCTGCTCGGGCGAGAGCTTGCGCTTGAGGCCCATGCGCTCGGCGAAACCGATATAGGAGCGATAGACGCGCTCGAGGATCGGCTGCGCCTCGGTCCATTCCCCGGCATTCGGCGCGATGCTGCCCTCGAGCAGGCGCTCTCTCCACCAGTCGACTTCGGGCCGCATGGAAAAGAGCTTTTGCTCGACGAGCGCCTGCGTATTCGGCACCTCGCGAAGGTTGACCTGGCCGAGGTCGAAAGCGAGCAGGTCGGCGAGCAGTACCTCGCGGCCGCCGGCGTCCATTTCGGCGTCGATTTGCCGGAAGTAATCGGCGTTTTGTATGGCCGCGTCGCCTACGTCGAAAATCGCGAAGCGCCTGGCCTCGAGGCCGGCCGGCACGACCCATTCCTCATTCGAGGTCACGAGCAGCCGGACGTAATTGTCGACGAACACGGCGTCGACGCCCTTGCGCTCGATCATATGGCGCGAGCTCGTGATGAGGCTCTTGAGCACGCCCTCGGCCTGCTTGTCGCCGGCCCAAAAGCCCTCGTCGGTCTGCAGCAGCAGGTTGGTCGCCTGGTGCGAGTTGAATTGCCCGGTGAGGTAGCGCGGCGAGGAAACCAGAAGGTAATGCGCCTTTATCAGGCTCCCCATGATTTCGCCGATTTTCGTCTTGCCGGTTCCCTCTTTCCCGCGCAGGGCCATGGCCGTTCCCAGGCGCTCGGCCGGGCGCTGGAATAGATGCGCAAACCAGCCGAAAACCCATAGATAAAGCTGCTCGTTGCCAGCGCAGATATTGGTAAAAAGATGGTCGCGCAAGGTCGGGTATGCGGTTTTCCAGTTGCCGGGTTTCGGAGTTACTGAAAAGCCGCGGTATAGATTGTAGAGGTCGGGCTCGGCGCCCTGCGGCCGAAACACGATGCCGCGATAGTCGCGCCTGTCCTCGTGCTGCAGCCAGAGCTCGCCGAGGCCGACGGGCTGCTGCCGGCCAATCCAGACTTTCCGCTTGGCATACCAAAGCTGGAACGCCGCCGGCGACATGAAATCCACGTCGACGACGCTGCCGTCGGCCGCCAGGTTTTCGCAGGCGACGAGCAGCTTGTCGCCCATGCGCACCAGGGCATGCTTGCGGTTGACCTCGGCGATTTGCTCGCGCACCAGGCCGGCCGCGGTGCGGCGCTTTCGCTTGGGCTTGGCCGGCACGACCGCCGCGGCGACCGAGGCGCCGACGGTGTCCTCTGTGCTCATTTGTCGCCGCCCGCGCGCAGCAGGTCGTTGTAATCCATGCCGACGGGCGGCCTGGCGACGCGCACCTCGAGGCCGAGGTCTTGGAAGCGGGCGACGGCGCGCATGATGAGCGCCTGGGAGGTCGGCGGGTCTTTGTCGTCGTTGTCGGCGCATATGACGACGAGCTCGGCCGCCGGCGGCATGACGATGCCGGGCCGGTTTTCGTCCGGCACGACGGTCGGCAGGCGATGGCCTTCCCGACGCGGTTGCGGGTGAGGCTCGCCGATGCCCTCGGGGTCGCCGGCGCCCCCGATGTTGCCGAGGCTGAGCGCGCACCATACGGCATAGGCGCCGCCAGGCGGCACGGCGCGCAGGCCGGCGAGGATAGAGAGCCCGGTTTCGATGCCCTCGCAAACGTACATGCGAGGTGCGGCGGCACCGAGCCTCACAGATCCTTGCCAGCACGCGCCGAGCATACGTTTCGGGCGCTCGATAGGCGCCTTGCCCGAGCCGCCGGCGGCGAGGAATGTGCGATGGATTCCGACGACGCTGCCCTCGGGCGATTGCACGGCGCCGACCATGGCGGGGTGAGGCGCCTCGCCTGGCGAGGGCTCGAGCCGCGGGTGGTAGCGCAGG